CACCACATCGGGAACTGCTTCGGCAGGTATCGGTGTTCGTGCCGTTCTAAAGACGGAGAATGGTTCGGGTACAGAGGTCAAGGCCGGTGATGTGGTGGGCGGTCTGGCCGTTGTCACCGCAGCCTCGGAGCAGGGCTTTGTGGAGTTCCGCCCCGCCTATGCGGGAACTGCCGCAGCGGTGGGCTTCAGAGCCCGTGCAACGGCAGCTTCGGCAGTGGTCGGTGCAGAGGTCATTCCCGCTGCAACGGGCACTCCAGCCGTTCTGGCATCGTATGGCGAGAACAACACCACACTCCGCATCCGTGGTACGGGAACGGGAGCTGTTCAGCTTCGTAACCCTGCGGACAACGCAACTCGCATTGTGGTCGGCGCAACGGGCATCGGATTCTTCGGTGCTGCGGAAGCAGCTCAGCCCACTGCGGTGGCCGATGCTTCGGGAGGTGCAACAACTGACGCAGAAGCGCGCACCGCAATCAACGCACTTCTTGCCCGCCTTCGCACTCTTGGCCTCATCGCCACCTGATCCTCATGAATAGAAAACCCGTCCGAAGCTCCAACATCAAGTCCGTCGGTTATGACAAACCTGAAAAGGTTCTTGAGGTGGAGTTTCGGTCGGGCTCTGTCTATCAATACGAGGGTGTCCATCCCAACACTGCCCGTTTCTTGCTCCAGGCTCCCTCAAAGGGTAAGTTCTTCTGGAGAAACGTCCGCAACTCTTACCCGTACCACAAGGTGTGACATGGCGAAGAAGCAGAAGAAGTCCAATCTGGTTGTGATTGATCGGGATCCTCCGAACCTTATCCTCGTTGGAATGCTCCAGAATCTTCTGGACCGCGCCAAGCGAGGAGAGGTTTATGGTGCGGTGATTGTGACGGAGAGCAAAGACAGCATCAATCACATCTTGGATGAGGTCAAGGACCACATGAAGATGATCGGTGCTCTGGAGTTTGTGAAGATGCGACTGTTGATGCAAATCGCGTCGCATAACACCAACGACGCCACCGATAGCTCGAGCTGATCAAGCTCTCATGCACACGTCTCCGGTGCAGTATTTCTCGTCCACTTCGTGACCGCCCTTCGTTAGATCCAACGATCCAATCTTTGCCGCTGCAAGCTCGTACTCCCACTGTTCAATGGGAATGTATGGAGCTTGCGCATAGCCATGCGTCATGAGCGGGAGAAAGCTCACTGCCTTGATCCTATGTGCGAACATGGCAATTGCCTGGGCAATCTCAGAAGCTTCTCGAGGCTGAAAGGTGATGGTGTTGGACACCATGTTGTCGGACCAGTGAGCCTGGAGCTCTGCAAGAAGTCCCATCTGTTCCCAAATGGACACATCCTCTGACGTGCGCTTTGTCGAATCGTCATAGACCGGAAAGTACACAACAGAGGTTCTCGGAGAAGCACGATCCTTTTCCACACGATAGCCCGCATCTTTGCACGCCTTCACAAGCGGAGAGGTGTGATCCATGCGGATGGTGCGGAAGTAATACTTCGCCGTGGGGATCTTCATCCCACCCTCTTCGCCAACGAGCAAAGGAACTGTACCCCCAGGCTTTACGGAGGTCACTTTGATCGACTTGTTGACCCCCAACCACTCCGAGTAGGTCGCATCCCAACGACGCACCTCATCGTAGCCAGACCTCCACCAACGAATGCACTCTTGCATCCCAAGCCGTTCGTACATCTTCCAGATTCCCATCATGGAGAGTCCAATGCGGCGATTCCTCGTCATGATCTTGTTCGTGGCCTGATCATGCGTCGGAACGAGTGTCACTGCCTTGCAGTACATATAGGCGTACTTGATGGTAGCAAGGAAGTCTTCGAGACTCTCATGAGCATTGGGGTTAAGCTCTCCGAGACAACAGAGCTCTCCGTCTTCAAGAGGCTGCTCTGCGCAAGGATTGAAACCAACAGCCCCAAGATCCATCAAGTTATCGCCAATGCGACCAAAGTTTTGGATGTTGCCCAGGAATGCCACCCCAGGCTCTCCATTGGTAGCAATTTGCTTCGCCACTTCCGTGAAGTCATCGTCCACCTCGAAGAGCTGTGTGTTGTTGCTCGCCCAACGGTGCGTATTCAGAGGATGCTTCATGATGTTTGCCGTCAGACGAACCCACTCTGGATTCTGCTGTGCGATCTTCTGAATGCGAGCCTGCGCACGGTCGATCTTGTCCTGGCAATAGATGAACATCGCATTGGCTGCGGAGAGTCCAACTTGCTTCTTGCGCAAAGAGGCAATGCGACGCTTGATACGAACGATCTCTGGTACTGAATCTTCTTCGTCCTCGCGCTCCTCGGACCACTTCACAATATCCGAAGGATCTTTCAGCGCCGCAAACTCATGATCTCCGTTCTCACCAATCATGATCTCCGCAGAGCGGCGGATGTTCCCAGAAACGACACAAACACCAATCTCGTTGAAGATGTCCGTGATTGCGGATTGTGTGATGGGATGATTGATCAGCGGCTTCAGGATCTCATCGATTCGTGCGAGGAGTCTTTCGAGAGGTGCAGATCCGCTTGCGGTTCCTCCGAGCGTCTTGAGCGGTGCGCCAGCTTTGCGAATTGAAGAAAAGTCCCACTCGCACTTAGAAGATCCGCAAAAGTATTGGTTGAGTTTGCAACGAAGCGCATCTACCCACTCTTCGCGACTGTCTCCAACGACACACACAGTACCTTCCGATGGGCCGGGTGCTGTAACAACGAAAGCCTTTGCTCCGCGAACATCGGATCCCATGCCCACGCCAAGCATCAGGAAGTCCATGAACCTGCCAAACACTTCAGAGTAGCGAGCTCTGTCCGTCGTACCATTCCAGTATTGTGTACTTAGGAATCCGCAGTTGTTGAGCACGGCACCGCCCTTGATCTCAACGACAGGTGTCCCCGCAAACTGCATTCCGCGACCGGGCGGAAGCCACTTGAAGTCCCACAGACGACGGAACATCTCCTGAGCCTTCTCCTGAGCTTCCGCACTGTTCCACGCATGATGCGACATGCGAGCTTGTCTCTGAAACACCGTCCAGGCGAACTCCACGACACGGCGTGCGGTCTGCCAGAACTCTTCTCGTTTCGACTTGATTTGACGCGCTGCGGCTCTGGCCTCTTTACGTGCCATCTTCATATCGCGCATCAAGAACTGAACAAGCTCTTCGCCACGAAGCTCTCTTGCGTAGGTTCTCACATATGCAATCTTACCAACCGGACCCCACTTAGGTTCGCGGTTCTTATACTGCTCAATGAAGTCATCATTGAGATAAAACCGATCTTCATCCTGAATTTTGAAAATAGGAGACGACGAGGCCGAAGCCTTGGAACGAGACATGCAATCCTCCAATGGTTGAGTGCTAAGAGTATCAGTTACGGGGCGGGCGGGAAAGAAGTTACCGGCGAAGGCGCAAACGACCCCATTGGGCCTTGGATTCCTTGGCAACTACGCGCGAAGTTCTTGCACCTTCGCGAGCGATCCAGAGAGACATGAGAAGGTCTCCGGTGTGATCGCCGGGAGTATAAGCAAGCATCTCGGCAACGAGTTCTCTGATTTCGTCATCTGCATTCTCGAGAGTGCCGTCAATCGATGGGAAGTACCAGAGGCCAAAACGATCTCCGTTCGCAGCCGCCATCTCACCTGCAAGAGACTCTACGCCGTACATCGGGTCGTACTTGTTACGTCCGGTGTTGAAGGGTGTAACCCTGAACTTCGATCCAGAAAGGTTGAGAAGCTGGATCAGGAAGTCCTGAGCGCCGTTAGATTCTACGAACACCAGAGAGTTGAATAGGCGTTGCTGCTCAATGATGTTACGCATGATCTCTTCGGCATCCCATCGACCTTTCTCAATGTTGAGAATCTGGTATTCATAGCGATCCTTTCCAGCAGGTGCTTCGAGGATCGTTGTGATCACAGTGGGGTCCGAAGAGGCTTTCTTCTTCACACCAAGGTCCACGCCCGTGATTGTACGGCAACCGTTTGGGATGCTTGGCACATGCTCTTGTTTCTTGATGAGCATGTTCTGGTTTCCCTTGTGAAGAGCTTCATCAATCCACTCCTGGCGAAACCTCTGATCTCCGTCTCTCCGCTCTTTAAGCATGTAGAGGCGCTCAAACTCGATGGGCTTCTGATCCACATCGCGGATGTGCCAGATGCGCTCCATCGTGAAGCGCTCAGGATCGAGAGGTGTTCCGTCAGGCTTGAGGACCGGGTGCTTGACTGATTTCCAACCGGACTTGACCAGTCGATGCATCAAGTCACCTTCGTGCCAGATGTTTCCAATAGCGATTGCCCAGGCTTCGTCCGTAAGACGAGACAGGGCACTTCGACGCACCCAATCTTCTGTCTTGTTTCGCGACTCTTCGGTTAGAACCGTGTCAGGGTTATCCACGTCGTCGAGGATCAGACCATCGAAGCGGTCCCCCATGAACTTCGATCCAAGCGACACGGCCTTGACAGAAGGGTCACGACGGAAGGTGTCACGACGCACCGTGATCTGGTGCTCGCTCCACGTAGTCCCAGGTACAAGGTTGGGGAATACCTCATGGAGCTCAATGGAGTCTTCGATGTACTCCTTGATTGTCTTGAGGGTGTTGATTGCGGAGCCTTTGGCGTTCTGGAAGATACCAATCGCTGTGTTTGGATCCTTCCCAAGACGCCATAGGACATGGCCGATCATCTGAGTTGTGTTGTGCGACAATACCCCGCCAGAAATATAGCTGTGCTCGCGCTCTTCGATCTCAACAGCCCACGTTTCGGCCTTGTCGTACTCAACGTGGGTAATCGTCACAGCTTCCATCAAAGGAATGGAGTCTTTGTACTCATACCGACCAGGGTAGAAGATCTTGATCTGCGGTGCAGGTACGTAGATCAACCAATCCGATCGGTAGTAGTAATCCTTCTTGATGTGAACGGATACACCAGCCCGGAGAGCGAGCCTTCGGATCATGTCGCCCGTCTCGAAGCACTTGTGCGCGAAGCCCTTGGGCGCTCGATCATGACCAACTCCGACTGTTCTGCCTCGCGTCCAAATCTTTCCAGTCTGATCGCAGAATGCAGTCACGAAGAACCCTGTTAGAAGTCTGTGAATGGACTTCTCGGAAAGCTTCCATACCTCGTCGGATAGATCAACGGGGTGTACACCTTCGTACTGGGCAAGTTGAAGCACGTACTCGACGGGCGAGAGTCCTGTAACAGCACCCTTGTCGAGCTTTACTTCGAGCCAATCGCGGTCGTGGTCAACAAGAGACCATGAAGCTCTCGCAAAGACCTTGGTGCGTCGTTGTGACCAACGATTACTCTTCCATAGCTTCCGTACGAACATGCGATTGTTCCGCACTTCGCCCGCAAGTAGATAGCCAAGGATCTCCGCTTCTTCAGGCGGGAGAGCCTCGTCGGGGGTTACATCCTCGAGCTCCAGATGTCGAAGTGCAAGGATACGATCTCCGACATCGATGTGCTGTGCTTTCTTCCACTCGAGAGTTTCGGCATCGCACAAAGGATGTTCGTGGGTTACTCCGATCTTGTGACCGTTAGATAGATGAAAGCGAATGATGTCCTTTCGCCCATTTGACGAAACCTTTCCATGAACTCTCGAGAGCTTTGGTTCTTGCAGATTCCACGTCAGAAGTTCGTGAGTTCTGCCATCCGCCATGGTTTCGATCTTTGCCCAGGTCCCATCAGAACGGAGAATGAGGCTTCCTGATTCCTCACAGTTGTGGGTGACTGTGTAACTCTTTCCGACGAGGAAGGTGTGGTCTGAGGAATCGACCCGAATACATCGTGTTGGAACGGAAGGCACTTCCGTTACTTTTACAATGTAACGTTCGTTACCTTTGCTTGCAGAGACAACTCCAAGTTTTTGCTTGGCGAGCTTTCGTGCGAGCTTGAATACCGGGGTTCTCGCAGTGAAGAAGATCCGATATCTTGTCCCTACGACTCGCCTGTAAAGCTTGGAAGGCTCCGCGCGCATTCTGGCTTTGAAGCCAAGGGATCGCACTAGCTCCAACACATCAGTCGCAAGACGTTCGACACAGAACGAAATCTCGACAAAACTGACGTTATTGGATCTCGTGTAGACGGTTCCATCAGTGTCCAGAATGCCTGCGAGCAACTCCCGACGTTGCTCTTCCGAGGCAGTCAAATACTCGGATGGGATGAATTTGGATCCTGCTTTTCCTACGATTCCGAGTGCCTTCAGGTTCTTACTGAACTCTCCTGTTCCAAGTTTGCACCTCAGAACGTGAGGCTTTCTTTTGTCAGGGTGTTCCCATTCGACACCCACGAGGGCTGCACAACGATCTAGAATTTCGTGATCGTCTTGATGGCAGGTTAGATAAGGACCAGAGCTATCGCCGTCCCCAAGCCAAGCACCGAGTACGTATGGAGGTACAGCCAAGTTGCGAGACTCGTATTGCACAGGCTTCGTGATTGGAACCGACCACTGGTTTCGATCTCCACAAACTACGGAACCGGCAATCTCTTTTGTGGAAACGAGCCGAGGCGTCTGCTCCTTCTTATGACGATCCTTTGAGGAGTAGGCAAGCCACAGGTGCTCCTCATCCGTACGAACAACCACACCATCATCGAATTCTACATCGTAAACTTGGATGTTGTGGGTTGGGCTGACCCACGTAACGGTTGCAGCTCTCCCATCCGATCCAAATACCTTGGACCCCTCCACAAGATCCCCCATCGACGCCCAACCATTCGGAGTGGGAACACTTTCCGTGAGAGGTATCCCTTTGCCGAATTCTGGGTAGGTCCACACTGCCGTACGGGCGTAGGGCTGAATCAGTTTGTGAAGCGCAACGTGCTCAGGCGTCAGGTAGATCGCACCCCCTGTTTTACCGTTTCGCAGCACATACTGGCAAAAAACAGCCGGATCATTCCTCGCGAGAACGATCATGGCCCGCTTCCAGTCACGCTCGACTTTGCGCGCGTAGTCTGGGTCTTCTTTTGCGATGAGCTTGATGAGCTCAGGATTCAGACGTGTCGTCATTGGACTTCTCCGGTTCGATCACCTCCCCAACAGAATCGTACACCTTCAAGTTGGCACTCTTTGCGGTGTGCCACGTTGATTTCAGGATGTTCTCGATGATTTTCTCAGCGTCTTCCGTCGAGATGTTGGCCAATTCTTCTTGTTCAATTGCAGCTTCTTGCGGATCGTCCAGAGGACGGCGCACAATTGTGCGCTCGAGCCGCGCCACCGTCTCCATGGCGGTCTGCATTTTGGTTACGGAGCTAGAAAGTGTGTTGATGGTGCCTCGAAGCTCCGAAAGGCTCATGTCTTTCGAGTCTTTGACCTTCTTGTCCAGGCGTTCCGCCGCATCGCCAAGCGTTTTGACCATTCTCAGAGCGGCAACACCTGCTGCAACACCCACTTTTCGGTTTGCGCGGCGGATTGCAGTCTCTTCTTCGATCGCGGAGAGCTGCTCTTTACGTGCGGAGAGGATTGCTTCTGCTTCTGCACGCTCCAATTCCTTCTCTCGGGCATCGAATTCCTTCTCCCAAGCCCTGTGCATGTCTGCTTTGCCCGATCGGTGTGGCACAATCGACAGAATTGGGGGATTTTCTGCTCGAATATCCTCGATTGCTTGCCTTGCACTCGACATATACTCTTCAGACTGCTGCGCTTTGCTCTTTCGACCCCCCTTACCTCGCTGGTTGGGGAGTTTTGCCATCTTTTGCATGGCAACACCCTGTGCAGGAGTCTCGTGAGTCTCGACTGCAACTGTGGGAGGCTGCTCTGGACGAGCGGGAAGTCCCTTTTCGTTCTTTTCTCCGCTCTTCCAGCGACTCACGATGCTCAAAGGAGGTCTTTGATCTCCAGGCTTCAGGACACTCATACGACGAGGCTCCTTCCGCGATCAGTTAGAGCCAGCCCACGGGAGATCTTTGCAGTTCTTGACAGCAGACCCTTGTCCACAAGTAGATCTACAAGTCCCTGGATCGTATGAATGCTCTTTACACCCATCTTCTCTGCTAGATCCCTACGAGAAGGGGAGTATCCTCGCTCGATATAATAACAATGCACCACCCGGAGCAGCTCGAGCTGCCGTTCCGAGGGTTTCGGAAGTTCTTCCTGTTCAGACATACAGGCAGAGTACAACATCTGTGCAGGAAGACAATGACATCGACAAGACAGGAGTGTAATCTTTACCTATGCCAGTAACTCGTGAGCCCGATACAGCTCGGGAATTTACAGGGGATCTTCTCAGAGAATCGAGTGGAGAGCCTGGAACGAAGCACATGAAGCTCTCCAAACGACAGCGAGAGCTCAATAACCTGTGGAGCTACTTTCGTGTCTGTGAGCACGATGGGAAGGGTCACGAATGGAGCGGACGCCCTGTCCTCGCGGGAGAGATGTGGGATGCTGTCCAGAAAGACGGTGTGGTTCCCCCTGGGATGGAGAATGCGGGCGATGTTCCCCGCGACCTTCGTCGTCCTGTGGCCCCTCTTGGGATTGCACGTAACATCGTCTCTCGCTTTACAGGACTTCTGTTCACAAACAACAAGCAACCTAAAGTGCTTGTTCCAGACGATGAAAGAACTCAGGACTATCTCGGAGCTCTCCTGAAGCAAGGAGAGTTCTGGCCTGCCATGATTCAAGCTAGGAACTATGGAGGGGCTACAGGTTCGGCCTGTGTTGGCTTCAAGGTTGTGGATGGACGTTGCACCTTTGAAGCTTTGGATCCTCGTTGGACCGAGCCAGAGTTCGATGGAAGAGGATCCAATCGGCTCGTGAAGCTCACCGTACAGTACACGTACTCCAAGGAAGAGAAGCAGGATGACGGGAGATACAAGCACGTTTGGTACTGGTATCGCCGTGTGATCGATCAGGAGAGCGATACGATCTGGGTTCCTATCAAGTGCAGGAATCGGGAACCGCGTTGGGAGTACATGCAACGCAAGAGTGTTCCGCATGGGCTTGGCTTCGTACCTTACGAGTGGATTCAAAATCTACGCTCCGAGGACGAAATTGACGGAGACTCAGACTGTCACGGAGCCTACCGGATGCTTGAAGCAGTCGATCAGCTCGTTGCGGAGATCTGGTATGGAACTGTCTCGAACTGTGATCCGACGCTGAACATTGTTACGGACATGGAGAATCCTGGGGCCATCAAGAAGGGCTCCGACAATGCACTCTTTCTTGGGCCGAACAGCACAGCTCAGTACATGGAGCTCTCTGGGTCTGGTGCGACAATTGGTGTTACGGTTCTCGAGAAGCTCGAAGAGCGCATCTATCGTCTTTGCCAGTGCGTCCCTGACCAGATTCTCTTCCAGAACAACGGTGAGAAGACGGCCATGGAGATCGAGCGCATCTTCCACTCCATGATCGAAAAGGCCGACTCGCTTCGTGAGCAGTATGGACCTGCAATTGTTCGTATCTGCGAGAAGGTGCTTGCCGCAGTACGCTCTGTGGAAGGAATTCGTGTTGTAGAAGGCGAAGACGGACAGCCACGAAAGATTCGCTATCGCATCTATGTACCCAAGCGAGTCATCGCACAGCCAGACGGGGATCAGGTTACGATCCCTCGTGTGGTCGGCAATGGCATGGTATGCGAGCTTTCATGGCCTCCGTACTTCAAACCTACGTTCACTGATATTGAAACAGCGCAGCGCATTGCTACGACAGGCAAGGACTCCGAGGTGCTCACCAAGGAATCTGCGCTTCGCTACTGGCTCAGCTTTACGGATCTCGATCCTCTCAAGGAGATCCACGCACTCAAGAAGTCCGAAGAGGATGCCGCAATGTCGGACGCTTCGGCAATGGGCGGGGAAGGTGAAGAGGGGGGCGAGGAAGCAGCTCCAGAAGAACCGGAAGGTCCAGACGCGGCGACGTGGAAAGAAGCACTTGCGCAGGGTATCTGCACGATCAATGAGTATCGTGAGGGCGCTCTTCAGCTTGGCGCAATTCCTGACGGCGATCTAACGCTTGTTCAGTATCGCTCGAAACATCAGGACATCTGGGTAGCCAACACAGCAGCCCAGAGTCAGGAGATGGTCAAGGCGATGGTGCAGGCTTCGCAGCCGCAACCAGATCCGACGCAAACTGGTTTGCCGCGCGGTCAGGGTCAAACCCCTCCGCGAAACGCTGCGAAATCTCAAACCGGGAGTAGCGGAAATCGGCAGGCTTCTTCTCCGAAAGGCCAGCCTTCAAAAGCTGGAACTTCTCCGTCTTCATCGAAGCCAGGATCGCCCCAAGCGCGTCCCAACAGTGCTCCTGCAAAGAAGCCTTCTGGACAAACTCCCGCAAAACCCGCGAAGTCGCCAGCGGCATCAAAGAGCGAACCCCAGAAGCCACTTCTTCCTTTGAAGCCGTCTTCTTCCCGCTAACCGCCATCTTCAAAGCCATCGGACCAATCGGAATGAGGGGGCGATCCGCAAGTAGCGGAGCAATTGCCCCCCATGCGATTGCCATCTTGATGGACGAAGAGGCATTGCGTGGCCAGCTCATCGCTTCCAAGCAGATCAGATCAATCCGAAGACCTAGCTCTGAAGAGAGCACCTTTCCAAGCTCCACGTAGATTGAACGTGCCCTCCGAATGGAGTCGAGGGTTGTGGCAACCTTCTCTTTGCTCTTCTTGGTGGCGATCACACCACAGCGGAGCAGGTTGAGCTTCTCACCTTTGAGCTCGGCAATGGCCCATCCTGTTGCGGTCATTGAGATGTCGAGTCCGAGGATGATCATAGTCCGTACTCCCCAGATCCAAATCCGTGGATGATCAACTTGCAATGCCATTTTGGAGAGCTTTGGTAATCCTGAATGCAAACTCCAGCCTTACAGAACTTGCACGTTGGAACGTTCTCCCAATTCATCTTGAGCCGGTGTGTGATAGTCCCATCTTTCTTTGATTTTTCGTACCAGACGATCTCTCTGCTTGATCTCTTTGCTTTCATTTGGAACCTCATACGATGTTAGACAGACAACGATGTGGTTTGAGTATTGAATTACAGACCAAGACCCTTCTTGATCCTCAAATCCCACACCGTGAACGATGATAGGTTCTCTATCATCTCTTGTTGTAAAGTCTTGCACGCACACACTACAAGCACAGTGCAAGCACCTTTCCTCTTTGAGTTGGAGTGTCAATCGATGGAGGGTGCCCTTCTCATCGATCCACACAGTCTGATCACACATACTTGACTATGGATACCTATCCATGGAACATTTGTCCAGTTCGATGCCCACCATTGTCCACTTCAAAGGCCGGAACATCACCTACAACAATCAGCCAGGGCTCAAACCCTTGCATGTTCAGGATGCGGATATCCTGGGTACGCCCGCATTCCTCGGAAAGCCCAGGGAGAACGATTCCTTCGTCGATGGCCCTTGGGGTATCCGCTACAGGAAGATCCAGAAGGCGCATCCAGACGAGCGTTGGATGGACATGCCAACGCTTCGTAAGCTAGTACGCGAGACGGAGGAATGGGTTACAGGGCAGGTTCAGGACGGTGCGATTGACGCTGCAATGGTGCGCGGAAGTACCGTCCCTCTCTTCCGCATCAGGGATCCAAAGAAGGTTCTTGCAGAATCCTCGTTCGCGGATCAGAAGCCAAAGACGTTCGTAAAGTCTCCAGAAAAGAACAAGAAAGAGAAATGGGATCGTGAGTAACAAGATCATTCACCGCAAGAAGTTCCAAGACGGGACCATCACACCAGAAGAGTTCCACCAGAAGTACGCCTTCAAGCCAGGGGACAAGTGCATTGGTTGTGGAGCACCTCCCCTCATTCGCATCCATACCTACGGCGAATACAAGACCATGATGGAGAAGGATCCGGCTCTTACCGTTCTCAAGAACGAAAAGCCTGAACTCTTCTACGACATGATCATGCAGTCCAAGTGGGGGCCACTCTTTCGCATCTCTGAGGCATTTGCATGCAAGTCATGCTCGCCTTGGGCTGAAAAAGCCGCAGCGAAGCATCCAGATTGGGTTTATGTCTGGATTGATCGAGGGCCAGATCCCGATAGGCTCGTTTTTGGCCCTGGAACTTGATAATCTTCTTGCATGGCAAAGTTCAGTGAGCACATTCGCAATGCTGGTGAGCACGTAAAGAGCGCGTATGGTGCTGGTAAAGAGCACATCAACCAGCACCGTCGCGACTATGAAGGCATTCACGGCAATCTTCCAACTGCAAAGGAATACGTAAGCTCGGACGCAGGACGCGCCACTGCGCGCATGGCAGGTGGCATTGCCATCAACAAGTTCCTCGAGCGAGGGATGCGAAGCGGAAGGAGCGGTCTGCTCAAGACCGCTTTGTTTGCCTTTGCACACACAGCGTTTCAGGGAACTATGTCCCGCCTCAAGAACGATCAGCGTATCTTTGAGAACATTGCTAAGGTTAAGCGTGGTGATCCAGAAGTTACGCAGATGAGCCATACCCATCTTCGAGAAGTCTGGGATCACGCGCATAAGTATGGCGGTCCTCACGCGGAGCAAATTCGGTCGATGGCAAGGGGAGAGCTCGATCGTCGGCAGGATCAAAAAAATGCTGAGCACGTTAGAGGGTTGCAAAGAAAACACGAAGCAATTGCAGCTCACAAATCAGAAGTGAACGCAAAAGCTCATGCAGAGCGTGAGGCTAGAAAAGAAGCCGCTCACCAAAACAAAATTCGTCGTTTGAGGGAAACACACTCTATCACGCAAGCTTCACAAGCTCAGAGGGCGCTTGCTAAATTGGCAGCTCGTGATGCAATCAATCGTTCCAAGGCAGAAGGGGAATCTGCCAAGACAAAGGGTGTGCGGGATCGTCAGAAGTCGATCCGCCAGACCATCAAGGAGAAGGGAAAGCTTCAGATCCTCAAGATGCACGCAAGCGGATCTGCAACTGTGAGAACGAAGGCAGGCGGCACTCGTGTGGCATCCAAGGAAGAAGTGCAGGCAAGTCGTAAGGGCAAAACTGCCAAGGCTTCTGGTTCTGTGAAGGTTACTGCGCACACCAGAGGCCCAAGAGGAAGAAGATGAAATCAGTCCTGTGTGCGTATTACGGCGCAAAGAGTCAGATCGTAGAGAAGATCCTTCCACACTTTCCAAGAGGTCCAGAAACCTATGTGGAAACGTGCTTCGGATCGGGTGCTCTGTTCTTCGCACTTCCAGAAGGTCTATACCCAAATAGGGTCATCAATGATCTGAACAAAGGAGTTGTGACCTTCTATAAGGTGCTTCGTGAACGTCCAGAGGATCTTCTGAGAGTTTGCGAGCTGACGCCATTTGCCTTTGACGAACAACGTGCTTGTCGTGACTGGACTCAGGATCCAGAAGATGAGCTCGAACTGGCTCGTCGTGTCTGGGTTCGTCAGTCTCAGAACTTTGCAGGAATGCAACAAACCATTGAGGGCTTTCGTCGCGGAACTCCAAAATGCTCTGTGGCAAGGACTGCTCAGAACAAACTGGCTCAGTTTCACGAATACGCCAAGTTCTTCCGCGGGGTGGAGATCAACAACACGGATGCTGCGGATCTGGTTCGTTACTACGGGAAGACTGGATGCTTTCTCTACGAAGATCCTCCGTACCATCCAAGTAGCCGAGGTGCGGGACACGGCTACCAGCATGAGATGGAAGCTTCCTGGCACGAGAAGTTGCTCGAAGCAAACCTCGAAGCCAGCAAGAAGGGGGCTCTGATCGCAATCTCGGGCTACGCCGGGGACTTCTACGACCGCGCTTACAAGGATTGGAGAAGAGTCGAATACAGCGCTAACGCGAAGTCGGCTAACTTCCTCGAAGCAGAAGATCGTCAGAAGACGGAGGTGATCTGGATGAACTATCCAGAATCAGTTGAAATCCGCCATGGCTTCAAGCCAAAATTCACAGCGTCCAACAAGCTCGAACAGGTACTCCAGAAGACGCTCAAGCGAGAGGGGCGAACACGATGAGACCATTCCATCAGAATGACGGGTATGTGGAAGTTACTGCCGTTGGAACAGGTCCGATGGTAGAGCTCTACAT